GCCCCAGTTTGATGTGGTGGCCTGTGGAAAACTTATCTGGTCTTTGTTTTCTATATTTGGACTTGAACTGCCATTTCTCCATGACAAACCGCTGGTGTTGGTTGCGCTATAAACAGACACCCGCTGATAACCGTTGGAGTTGTAGGTAGTGCCAGATGTCCCGGGTTCTTTTGCGAGAGCTTGAGAGGCTGTATCACTCTCCGAAAACGCCGTTGTAGAGATGCCCAAGTACAAAGAAGTGAGCTTCGTCATCTCCGTCACTCCGAAGATGTGATCCAGCAGCTTTCGCTCCAAAAAGTCAGTGAGAATAGCCATCTGGCGCTCCTAATTAGTCGATATTGATATCCAGATCACCCGCTGGGATACGGAATATATCCCCAGATGCGATTGCTTTGTCTGTTGTTAGCTGCGCATGGGCAATCATTTCGGACGCTGTACCGCCAGTTTGGGCGGGCATGATCATTACTGCTACCACTGTGCCGTAAGACGCTGTGGCCTCTGGAAATTCGATTGCAGAGCTATTTGATGCGTTATTACCAGAAACAGTGAAAGACACACTCTGACGTTGATACGCTGTTCCACTGTTAGATACCTCAGTTCCAAGAGCGGAATCTGTGGGATCAGTTGTGCATAATGCTACGTACCATGAGGTTGGGCGAGTAACGCTATCGGTGGTTAAAAGATATTTGAGAGTGTGGGTCTCAAAACTATCGCTAAGTGACATGAGATTCTCCTCAGATTGTCATTGAAAATGAGGAGACCCTAACACTGTCTCCTACAACTAGGTTTGCGTTGGAGAGAACGAGGTCACCACCACCGTTCAATCCACTTACTGTGCCAGAGAAAATCTCTTGGCCTTCTGTATTGAACACTTTAAAAATAGAAGCGGTCCCAGCATTAACAGTGTTATCTCTAGTAACTGTATTTGCTAAGACCGTTCCATTATTCGCTGGACCAAAGGCCGGATTGGATAAGGGCAACGTGGCTAACTCAGTATTGGAACTATCCAGTATTTGCACAGAACCTGCTGAGCCAGTTCCTAAATCTATTAGATCTACAATACCATCCAAAGCAGCATTTCTAGCGGCTACGGTTAGCGTAATAGACATTGCCCTTAACCTTATCTACGCAGCGTTGTAACGAGCGGTTACAATTGCTTCTGGGCGGAGTATCTTGCGCCCATAAAGGTGCATACCTCTACAGATGTCACTAAATGAGTCTGGGTCACGATAGGTCTCAACCTTGTTAAGCTGTTCTGCTGTAGCAACTGCTGAGCTATGACCTGCAACTAGCACTCCGTAGTTGTCGTCCTGCGCCGTAGTTCCAGTGGTTCCGGCTCCCGTACCTACTGATGGAAGGTTTGAGCTTTGGTATACTTTGAAACCGTGGAAGTTGTTTACGACCAAACCATTCCGAAGACCACCGGACTCGCCCCAATCGGCTTGCATGAATCGTGAGTCTTCGTCACGAAGGATTTCCATGAAAATTGGGTCTACAACGAGCCATCTTGAATCACGGTCAACTTGTTGTTGATCGAGAAGACGCGCCATACGTGCTACAAGCATAGCTGGCGAAATGGTTGTTGTTGGAAGTGCCGTTGCACCCGGAAGGCGGGCAGCAATTGGAATTGAATCACCTGTTGTGCTAGCAGATGCTGCCGTAGTGATATTTCCAAAATTTGCCATAAATAACTTATTTGCAGCGAGTAATTCGTCGTTACCCGCGTTTGTGTTAGCCTTCGTGCCGTTCACATCACCTGATGCTGAGCGTACTGCGCTGGCATTTGCATGCAGTGCAGATTGCTTGTAACCAGACAAGTAACCTAGTACTTCTTGGTCATGCTGGTCGGCGAGTCGATAGGCTGCTCGATCAACCGCAAGTTGCATGAAATTGATGTGACTGTGGGCTTCTTCGATATCGTCCAATTTGAACGCAAAGTAGTTAGCCTTATCGATGACCAGTTGGAAGTCATCATCTTGGAGATCTTGTGTCGTAATTGAAGTGCCGCGCTTCAGTTCACTAACTGAAATATTTGGCTCCTTCATTATGCGAACCGTATCCCCTGCTGAGGCAATCTCTCCGAAATAATCAGAGTTTGTGATATCGCCTACAACTGTAGATTTGCGGAACTCCAGCTGGACCTTTTTTGAAAAAATGGTTGGACTGAAGTTTCCATTGGGTAAATTTGTATACCCACTTGCTGATGAAAATGCCATCTTTGTTCCTCCGTAAATGGCTGATTTGAACCGTCAGGATCACGAAGAGATGTGGCAGTGCTTACTCAGGGTGGTGCGAACAGGCCTGAGCACTGGTAGACATATTTTTCTTCTGGGAAAATGTAAGAAGAGTAGGCACTAATGTGCGGTCTTACTTACCTTAATTATAACACAAGTTGTGCTATTAATTCAATAGTTAACGAGCAGCGCCTGACACGTCATAGATAAAATTACCGCTGCTCATTGCTTCCATGATAGCTTGCTCATTTTTAGAGTATTCAGCCATAGACATACGTTCTATCTGGCTCTCGCTAAACTGAGCTTTACCGTTGGTTGTGGGGCGTGAAGAAGATGTACGTCCTACCGACTGAGCGGCGGATTTAGGTGACTTCTTTCTCTTGCCCATATCTACTTTGTACAGATCTATCGCACGGGCTGCTGATAAAGCATCTGTGTTATTTTTGTACAAGGCATCTTGAATTGTTTGAGGCTGTGTAGACGCCCACTGATGAAAATTGGGGTCTTGCCTAATCTGTGCAAAATCCGGATGCAGACGTAATAATTGCTGCTCCGCATCTTTTCGCGTCAGCTTATTCTCCAGACTTTCTAGCCGTTTCTTACCCTCATCTAGGGCGATCATCGCTTCATTAGCGCGTTTCTGTGCTATGGTATCAACGATTTGTGCTACGTCTGGGTACTTTTTAC